CCCAACTCGAACTCTCTTTTGATTGTCGCCGCGCTCATCCCTTGTTCTCCTCGTTTCTGAGACTGATCAGCACCTCAATCAGCATTTCCCAGGCAAACCGCATCAACTTCTTGGTCATGGACAGCTTGAGACGGCGAAGGTGGTTCATACTGCAGTCGTCGGCGTTGCCACAGTCGTTCATCCACTGGGCTAACTGGGACTCCATATCGAGGAGGGATAGCGTTACCTCATGCACTTCGTCCCTGGTCATTATCGGCCTCGCTTTCTTGACTGCGCCCACAGCTTGAGAAAGTCATGCAGGCTGAGCGTTAGCTTGTCGACGAGCTTGACGTGGACAGTTGGTACGTAACAGACAAGCGGAATCAGCTCAGCCGTCTGCACCACCAAACACCACTTTCGGCTGGACTCGGCCGACCACTTGGCGTTTGTGACGACGACACACTCGCCAGGCTTTAGCTTGAACTCCTTGGCGAGGTGGAACGCACGACGTCGAACCATGCGTAGGTCCTGCCCGGGCTTCCACGCCTTGAGCGACATCTGGCTTGGTAGGTTGACTCCGCTGTTTACGGTCAATGCCCTCATTTGTCTGTCTCCTCTGTCTTGTTGATGATGCCCAACTGTTCGCACAGCAGAGCAAGCATATCGACGAACACGACATGCATCACTTTGACCAGCTTCCCGTCATTCTTGCGTAGGGCTTTCGCATGCCAGGCGCCATATTCGCACCAGATATACAACTTGTGACTTCCCTCTTTATCTTTCGCGACGTGTTCGGTTATCCTGCACGCGAACTCCTCGACGGTGCGCGGTAGGTTGGCATATCGAATCTTGCGAAGGTGGCGGTTCCGCATGTCGATGTCGTGCTGCCTCTTGGAATAAGTTGTTTTCATTTGTTGTTAAAGTCCTTCAGTTTCTTGGCTGGCGCGTTGAGCCCAGCACTGCTGTCGAGGTTGATGTTGTGTGCTGCCCTGATACCCTGGCTGTAGCCGCTATCAGACCAGTTGCTGACTCTGCGCTGACGATAACTAACCCTGTAGTTATCGTGGATATAGTCGGCCACTTCGTCGTCGGCCTTAACCAATGCAGTCACCTGGGCATTGGCGAATGCTTCTTCTTGTTCCCTGCGCTTGCGGTTAAGGATAGTGCCGATTTCTCCAGCTGCGCCTTTTCGAAAGCAGTCCATCCAGGTTCGCTTGCTACCGTCGATCTGTGCGTCGTAAATCGTTTTGCCGGCTTTCTTGGCGAGCTTGTCCACCTCCTTTACCAACCATCGATAGATGTAGAGCACAGCCTCAACGTCACCTTTCTTGCCGAACAGCATAAGCCTACCCTTGCGCATACCCGTTCCCGGAGCCTGGCCAACATCGAATTGGGCACCCCATTTCAGCACGCTGCAAAAGTTGTTCTTGGCGATACCATAGAGCAGATCCCATTTCCAGGCTCGCGGGCTTTTGCCGCCTTCCTCAGCCAACACGTCGTACTCGACGATAGGGGTCTCGTCGGCATCAAGATCGGCGAGGTCGGCCATTTCGATCTTGTTCTCGACCATGAGTTTCTGGGCTAGAGACGCTGCCGTGGCTGCTTCCTCGACGGAGCCGATCTTACGCGCCGACTCCGACAACGACAGCATCTTTTGTATGCGAACTAGCAGATCCTCTCTAGTCATCGTCTCGTCTCCCAAAGCATTCCTCGAGCGATGGTGCGCTGTAGTCGCCAGTGTCGGGCTCGTCGAGCCCTTCGCTTTTCTGCTGCCGGTTCTTGTTGCAGTCACCACAGACGCCGGTGTGCATTTCGAACTGGTTGTTGGGGTCTAGCTTAGCGTCGCACTTGTCGCAGGTTGGTCCGTCATCGCCAAGCTCATCAGACACCAGCACGGTAACATAGGCCATATCGAACGCCTCGTGGATGATGGCCAGATGAGGCTTGAGGTTGTCCAACGCGCTGATCGCGTTCTGCATCCGGTTAAGGTCGGCGGACAAGTCCTGTTCCCTGATCACGTTTGCCGGCACACCCACTCCCGGAGGGATACTGCCCAGGTCAGACAAGTCGGTGGTTACGACGTCGACCCAAAACTGGCAAGCGTCTCTCATCTTTGCCACCAGCTGCTTTACCGTTACTTCCTTTGGCGTTGGCATTACAGATCTCCTTCCACGAACCGCTTGACCAGGTAAGCCTCGCAGATGGATAGAAACTGCTTGTTGATCTCGTAGAACCTGGTGTCCAGTCTGTCCAGCTCATCGTAGTCTGGATGGTTTAGGAAGTCGTCGACCCGGTGGTCAACCTCTTTCCAAATGCGGTGGACTTTGGATACCATGTCCGAGATTTCGTTCACCACCTTTTTGGCTTTCTCGTTCACGCAACTATTGGCGATGACGTCCAAAACGCCTACCACCAAATCATCGGCGCAAACAACGTACTCGTTCTCGCACCACTGATGAAAACCACCGTTTTCTATCTGATAGTTCAGGTTGCCGACGAGGACAGCCTTTTTCTCGAGGCCACCCAAGCTATTAACGAAGGTGCGATACGGGTGTTTAGCCCAAGGACTGAGAGGATAGCCCGACACCTGGCCAGCAGCATCCTTGTTGTTGCGCCACCGAAAGTATGCCCTATCCATCAACGCCTGCAAAAAGACCGGTTCCTTGTTGTCGTTCATCTGTCTGCTCCCTGCCAGTAGTTCATGATGGTAACTCTACCATCGTATCTTTCGTCCATGCGCCGATAAAATCGGTCGCTGCGTTCGTCCCAAATACTAACGATGACGTTAAGGTAAGCCAACATAACACGATCGAACAGCTTAGTGGCAAAACCAAAACCTCTGTACTCCGGCTGAACAAAGATGCTAACCTCTGGTGTCGCGTTTGGGCAATGTTTACTGCGAGCTGCCATTGCCCAACCAACCACTGCCCAACCAACTTCTACAGAGAACCAAAACGCCGGCCGATAATAGGGCATATCGCCGCTCCACAGCACGAAGGTGTCAACCCAAACCTCCGGGTCATTCAGTGCCGTGGTGGCCATAGCATCATCACCATTCACCCAACTGGCACCAGGTTCTGGCCGGGCAGCAACCAACTTGCGTAGCCGATGCTGTATGAACCTGGGCCAGTCACACCAAGCACGATGTTCTATCATCGTCAACCACCCAGGTTGATTACGGGGGCTAGCTTGTCGTCGTCGCCCCGTGTCGCATTAACGTTCAGTGTCTTGGTTGCGATCTTGCCCAGACTGTTTCTCACCTCCGCTTCATCACCAACACAAATCACGTAGAAGTTGACCCCGTGCTTCTTGGTCATCTGCTTGGCTCGGTCAATGTGCTCTTGGTCGAGGTCAGACTCGCCATCGGTGATGATGATGACGTCGGCTTTGCGCATGGTCTTGCTAGTGGTGATGATATCCAACGAACGAGCAACAACCGGGTTAAAGTCTGTGCCACCACTGGGTCGCGTGCTCACCACATCCAAAATCTCGGCCAGCGTTGGCGTCTTACCCTTAGGTACCGACTTTTCACGGATGACGTCGGCGTTGAAGTCGATCAGATGATAAAGCCGCTTTTGCTTGGTAGCGGTGGTAAGAATGGAAATCGCAGCAGCGTTGGCCCACGTCGTGCGTCCGCTCCTCATCGACGTCGACCGGTCAACAGCGACCACCACGGGACCACGAGCCTTGCTCTTCTTGGTGCGCTTGCGATAGCTCAACGCCTTGCGCTGCTGCACCTTTTGCAAGGTCTCGAGCCTGATCATCGGGTTGTTGCTCGCCAGACCGACCAGCTCGACAGGGAGCACGTCGTTGACGTCGCCACCCATCGTCACGCCAGAAACCGAAGTGCCACCATGGGTCACTTGCTTGCGCTTCTTGGTTGCCGCCTTGCGCTGCATACGTCCTGCTTCGGCCAACATCCGCTTGAGCTGTTGGTTGTTGCGAATCATCTCCCAAGCAGCACGCTCGGCGTCAAGGTTGTCGGCTTTCTCGGGTGCGCCGACCTCGGTACCAGGAAGGCCCAACGCTTGGTTGATGCCTTCCAACGACTCACGAGCTTCGTCGACGGCGCCACGGGCAGCACGGCAAGCGGCACGGATCCGACGGCGCAGATTGGCGTCTGCGTCCTCGTCCGGTGACTGCGCCATGGCTTGCTGCTGTGCCTGCTCGTCTGCAACCATCTGAGCAATGGCATCGCCAGCACCACCCGAACCATCGCCAAACTGACCGCCCATCTCGTTGGCGAACTGCGACATCGGACCAGCTGCCTGACCCTGGCCTCCGCCTTGACCACCACTCTGCTGTTGCTGTTCTTCTTTCTCAGCTTGGGTAGGCACCAGCGGAGCCAACGCCGAAAGGAGCTTTTCGGTTGCAATGCTGGCAGCCAACGAACGACGCGAGCAACGCTTCTTCAGGTCGTGCCACTCGTTAAGCTCCTGCGCCGTCTCGAGCAAATCGGTTGCCCACTCCGGAGCTTCGTCACGTCGGGTTGGCTCGTTGGGAAGGTACATCGCCGCGTGAACATCCTGCGCGAAAGCAGCAAAGTCGGCTTGCTTGCTTGCGCCGTTATCGACGGCATAACGAGCTTGATGACTGCCATCAACGTGGCGCTGCCATCGCTGATCGGCAAAGTTGGACGTTTTGTAAACCAGACCACCCATCATTGCCCCCTACAGACTCAGCGCCAGCTTGGACTCATGCTGCAGAGCCAGACCGGCTGCCTCGGCGTGCCACTGCTGAATCTTGCTCAACGCCTGCTCGGACCGATGCTTGCGGTTGTTCGGGCTGTCGTCGTGTGCCTGCTTCAGCTCGGAGTAGATATCGACGAGCTGCTGCAGAACGTTCTCGATGCGAGACCGAAAGTCGTTGTCGCCAAGCTCTGGCATCTGGTTGTATACCTCGCGTGCTTGGTCCTCTTTCTCGATGGCCGTCAGGTGCAACGGATTGGCGATGGCGAAAACGATCCGCTCGACGGCATCGATCTGCTCGGGCTCGTTCCAGGCAACGTTAGCCAAGATCTCGAGGTCGCAGATCTCGATGGTCTTGCCACCACGCAGCCAAGACACCGCCTGCAAGATACCGCCGATCTTGTACCAACTACGGTCGCTGACCCAAACGCCGTTGTTCTCGAACTCGACCTTGATGTTTTTGAGCTTCTGCAATGCCTCGGGCGACATCGTGATCTTGCTTGCTTCTTCCTGCGCACGCATCACGTCGTCAATGGTGACGGTGGCGTTGACCTGCTTCAGCGGAAGATCGCGCTGCACCAGACGCTCAAAGCTGACCTCTTCCTGGCAGGACTGCACGACCTGGCGGATCATGAACCTGTCCCACAACGCGCGGAGCTTCTTCTGTTCTTCCTCGTCGTCGGAACCAGGCATTTCGTTCGACGCGGCGAACATGGAAAGCAGAGGAGCCTTGGTAGACGGCATGCCAACCTGGTGAACGGTGCGCTCATTGGTCAGGCTGAGCAAGGCGTTGAGGACTGCGCTGTTGGCCTTGAAGATCTCATCCAGGAACACAACCTCGCTATCCAACGCGCTTTGGTTGGTGATGCGAGTGTACTCGCCTTTGCTGCTGTAGCGCTGCAGATCGACCGGACCAAACAGCTCGTCAGGGGTGGTGAACTCGGTCATCAGGTACTCGAAGTAGTTGGCATCCACCATCTGGCCCTTGGTGCCGTGAGCCTTGATGCGGTCTTTTACCTGGCGCACCAACTCGGACTTGGCGGTTCCGGGCTCGCTCAACTGCACGAAGTGCTCACGTGAGACCATCGCCACCCAGGCCAGGTAGACGGTGTGGTCACGCTCGAGTAGCGCGTTGGTGGTGTCCTCGATGACGTCGTTGATCTTGTCGCAAAGTGTCTTCATTTGTCTGCTCCCTTGGTTCATTGGCCTACTGGCAGTCCTCGCACACCCACTTGTTCGCACGCTTCTTGGCACCCTCCAACGGCTTCGGGTGCTTGCACACGGAACAAATAATCTTGTTCCCCTTCTTCGCCTTGCTGCCCTTGTCGCTGACGGTGCCATCCTTGTGAACGGTGATGCACTGCCGAAGGTCCATCATCTTCTCACACGCGGTGTCGAGCTTCTTGAGAACGGAGTCCATCTTGGAAACGCCAACACCCAATGCCGACTTGTAGAGGTTGGCCTGCTTGCGAAGCTCCAACGAGCGCTGCATGCGAAGAGTATACACGGTGCTGCGCTCCGTGCCGTCGAACTCGTCGACCTGCTGCACCAGCTCATCCAGCTTGTCAGCCAACGTCTTTTTGGCTTTGTCTTTGATGTCAGCAACAGCTTCCTTGCCGGAGATCTCTGCGATGTAAACCCTGATGTTGACGGCCGTACGCAGAAACTCGGCAAGCTCTTTGACCTTGGCGACCATCTGAGGTGGAACCCAGTAGTTGGGCTTAAAGTACATAGCCGCACAGCGGCTGACGAGATAGTCGGTGATGTTGTTCGTCCAGTCATCGCCAACGATCTTGCCGCGAATGTCCTGGTAAGCCAAGTTGATCTCTTGCGCGACCTGGTGGTTACCACGGATGACGCTGGGGTCGGGCTCAGCTTCCCACGTGAGCTTCCCCTCGAACTCGTGCGTTACCGTCTCGCCATGCTCGTCGACCTCTTCAGGCGAAATGCCCATGATGACGGTTTTCTTGGTCTTCTTGATGGGACGGATGACGTAGCGCTGCTCACCGTTCTTACGGTTGGCGAAACGAGGCACCTGACCACGCAGCGTGCGAAAGATCTGCATCCTGTCGCCAGCGTAGTCAGGCACCAGTTCATCTGGGTCAAGACCCGCACCGATGGCCATGTCGCGTGCTTCATCGGGGAAACGAGGAACCGTGCCGCTGACCTGAAAGAAAACGAGCGCCCCGTTGCTGAATTGCTTGGTTGTCATCGGTTGGCCTCCTTCTCCTGCTTCGCGCCTACGAGGTAGCCGAGATTGAAGGCTGCATCGGCAACAGCCGATGCCAACGAATCGCCCTTGCCCATGACGCAATCGGTGTTGTTCTCCTTCAGCTCAGGGAACCGCACCTGCCACTCGGTCGGGTCAGCGGCAACCAGATCGACGTCGAACTCCGTCAACTCCAACTCGCCCATCATCTCCTCAAGCTCCTCGAGACCAGCCGGACCGAACACTGGCGAGCAGGTAGCGAGCGGGTTTTTGCTGCCGTGTTCCCTGACCTGATCGCGCAGCACAGACAGGTACTGCTGCTCATGCCTCATAGACAACAGAATCTGCGCGAGGTCGTCTTTGGTGGCAGCCGTTGACCAACGCTTGCCAGCATCGCCCAGCAGCATCGTCATATCGACGCGAGTGAACCTGGCCTTGATACCATCCACCCCCACCTCCGGGTCCAACGCTTGGAATAGATGCTTGATGGTCTTAAATCTCTTCTCTCTGTCAGTCATTGCTCTGCTCCCTTTTCTCAATTGAAACCTGCCACGCAGCCAAAATCGGTCTACGTGGCGAAACGGACAAACTCACCAAGCCGATCAAGCTGGTGAGCAAAACGAACATCGTGACGCTGCATTACAAAGCCTCGTTGATCTCGGCAACTGGGCGCCAGTTGAGCGCCAACAGCATGGTGAACCTGGCTCTATTGAGAGCACGGTAATAGGTTAGCGTCGTCTCATCCCCAAACTCGGTCGAGACAAACGTAGTGTTGATCAGCTTGGCGATCTTATCAAGCTGCTTCTTGGCCTGCTTGTCCTGATGCGAACGAATGATGCGAAACACTCGACCATCATTCGTTCTAGCGAATAGGAACGTACCGCTGGTGCGCGGATCACGTATTCGCTCTTGCGTCGCCCAATGCGTGACAGTGGAGACTGCGATCTCCACTGTCTCATAGTCGTACGTCAACGCCGGGCTTGGTAGCCACTCGGCCTTGATCATCATGAGTTTCTCCTGGGGTTTCGTCGTCATCGAGGTTTTTAATTTTATTGTACCACAGTCGTATGACAGATGTCAAGCCTCGCGTAATACAAAGGTAGGAGCGTATCCCACATTCTCGAGTAAGCTTTCTTGGGTATCAGGAAGGCCGTCTGTGGATATTCAGCCCAGGAAACAATCGAAACAAGACGACAACGAACTTGACGAGAGAAGAAACACGGGAGCTGATTTAGCCCAAAATCATCCCTGACGCGAACCGGCTGCCCAACTCAGTCAGCTTGAAGCAAGTTTCCCCGTCATCGAACATGGTCGCATCAAGCTCTCGCAGATGGACCAGCCCAAACAACACCTCATCCAAATCAAACCTCCCCACTACCTCTTCGATTTCCCTGATTGTGGCCCACCTGCCGTCAGCTTCCATCAACAACGCTTCGTAGGTGAGGCGTCTCTCCTCCTCCATCGTCAAACCTTCTCGTACTCGAAAACCCATTCTTCGGCCTCGTTTTTGTGCATATCGTAGAAGACATGCGGATAGGTGTCCTTGCAGATCTGGGCAACCTGGCCGATGATCAGTCTGATCTCTTCCTCCGCCACCGTCTCGGTTCGCATCTTGATAATGTGACGCCAAGCTCGTAGATTGCCGGTCACCATGATGGAAGTCGCCAGCCCAATCGGCGCCAAGCGGCGAAACATCGAAGTGAGCATCTTCTTAGTGGAGAAGTCCTTGATCCGGTCGATTTGGAAGATACCAAACAACGTCGCCTGGATGTTCTCCAACGTAGGCAACACCTCCTTGAAGAAGTCCACCGCTTTGGGCTTCTCCTTCACCAACTCAGGCAGCCAAAATCGGATATCGCTGAGCCGAACATACCGCAAGCTTTCTTGGCTGTAGGCCATTCCAGCCCGATGGCGGACCAACTCATGAGTAAAAACCCGTGAACAGTCACGAATGATGAAGGTCAGATTGACATGCTCTAGCACAGCGCCATGGCCTGACTTGATGATGTTGGCCATGTATTTGTTGTTGCCTTCGCGAACCTTCGTCACGTTCGGATTGCTGCACTCGGGCTTGTTGGGGTCCCACGGCTGCCAACTACGATAGCACATGCGACCGGCTGCCTCGATCAAGTTCTCCCCACCAGACACACGCGGCTCAACGAACCAATCCGGACCACCAATATCCGCCAAATACTCTTCCATGCCCTCGGAAACGATGTCAGTCTTGCCAACCAAATAGACTTTGGGTTGATCAACGATCTTCATTGTTTGTTCTCTTCCTTCCTGATCTCGATTAAACGGTCCAGATACCAACGAGCTTTCTCAAGGTCCTCGATCGGCTTACCTTTATCCATATGCCTGGCGATGTATTTGATAGCATTGCCCGCACAAAACCCTGACCCAAAACCCCAAGCTTTGATAGCCTCAATAGGCCTCACCGCCTTATCCTGGTAATAGCTCGGCTCGATCGGGTCATCCACAACAACAGGATTAGCGCAATGGGAAGTACACTTCACCCCAGGAGGCGCACCACAAGAAGGACACTCGATCTCCAACGTTTTACTACTCATCCTCGCCAACCCCAGCGATGGAATTGCGCAGCTTTGTGATCCTTGATGACAGACCGCCACGACCTTGCTCATTGCAGATGTCGTTACGCTTGAACAGGTGGCCACGCAATGTGATGAACTGGCCAATCAGGATGTCCATCGCCACCACACCCTCCCGCGATTCCTTCTGTCCAAGATTATGGATGACGGTCTTGCCGCCTAGAGTCTCAGAAAGACACCACTCGGTAAACTCCGTCACCTCCTTCACCATGCAAGACAAGTCTTCAAGAAAACGACTATCGATTTCAGGGTCCCCCTTTATCGCTTCACTCATTTCATACCTCCAGTATCTTGGTTTCTCCGTCCACTAAGGTCAGATGCATCCTATGGTCGGCATCAGCTTCTACGAACTTCTTATGCGTCATCAACAGTATCGTCTTGCCGGCCGACTCTTCCCTCAAAAGCTCTATGAATATCTGCGTAGCCTCGTCGTCTAGCGGGTCGATGATTTCATCGCCAACCAACAAGTTCACGAACCCGCCGGTCTTTGTCGCCAAATCGTTGAACGCTTTCTGAATGGCTAGGTCGACCTTCCGCTTTTGACCACGCGAGCAACCGCGATAGGTCAGCCTGCCAGCCAACGCCACGTCGAGCTTGTTCTCGATCTTTCCTCCCTTAGTCTCCACCTCATTGGTCAGCTTGACCGGCAGGCCGAACCGCTCGGAATACCTCTCCACTCGGCTATTAAGGTAAGGCATCGTCACAGTGGAGAGCACCTTGGCTCGGATGCCCTTAGTGCTAAACGCACTGACAAGCCAGTCCAGCGCGTACAGCTCGTGTTTCTGAGTCTCTATCTGCTCGTCTATAAAATCCAGCTCAGCCATTGCCGAACTAAACTGCTCATCCACTTCCTTCCGTACTGCCTTCAGCCCATCCAACGCTGTTCGCCGCTTGTGCATTTCGGCCTTAAGCTCGTCGATCTCTTTCTCCAAACTACGTAGTGCTTGTTGCTTGTCTTCCCTAGCCTTCCTTAGGTCCGCTGGCCTGGGTATAGAGTCTAGGTCTTGTTCGGCCAGCCGAAGCACCCCCATGCTCTCGGAATGCTCTCGGCGAATATCAGCCACCTTATTGCTCAGGCTAGCCAACTCACCCCTCATCTCCTTCACCCTAACAGATATCAAGGTAAAAGCAAGATCCTGCCCACAGGTTGGGCAAGCTCCTCCATCCATTGTTTTTATTTGCTCGTCGAGTCGGTCCTTCGTCGTGCTGTAGATATAAGACGTCTGGTTAAGCTTTCGTTCTAGCGCAGATGCGGACCGAGCTGCTTCGTCAACCTTGGCTGCCATCTCGCCAAAAGCTAACTCGTTAGCCTGCTCGAACTTCTCCACTTGTTCGATTTCTACGGATAGTACGCCGCGTCTGTCGACCAGGCTAGCCAGCCTCAGCTTTAATTCGGCCATACCCTGCTTTTGGTTGCGCATGGCCTCGACTATCTCGCCGGTTACTTGTTTGCTGCGTTCGTTCAGCTTGGTCACGTTGTTCGCAGCTTGCGCGCGCTCGCCAGTGAGCTTGTCCATCACTTGGCTAGCCGACTTCAACAGTGAGACGACCTCGGAATAGATTTCGCCATAGATCTCGGCGCCAGTTATTTGCTCCACGAGTTTGATACGATCTGGATAACGCAGAGCTGTGAACCTAGTTTGCAAGTCAGACGTGAGGAACACACTGTGCTGCAATACCGCTTTGCTTCGCCCGATAAGGTTTCTAATAAGATCATCAGTATCGCGGCTGACACGGCAACTGATCTCCTCCTCGCCTGCCCACAACCTCACCTTGTTCGGGTGGCGACTGCGCATCACGAGATAAGGCTTGTGGTTCACGAAGAATGAAAGCTTGACGTGGCAGGACTTGTTTCCCCAATGAATCACGTCGTCGCCCGTGTACTCTCGAAGCGAAACACCGGTCAACGCCCAGAAGATAGCCTCAACGATAGTCGACTTGCCGACACCGTTGTTGCCCATTATCGCCACCAAGCCACGGTTGGCCAAGTTGATGGTGTCCTTACGTATGCTCTGGAAGTTGACGATCTCTACCTCGTCGAACTCGATGGATGCAGCGTGCGTATCTGCTTTGCTTTTACACTTGTCGATGATGTGGAGCCCATACTCGAGAATGCGTTCTCTGTCGCCCTCACTGTCGAATAGCATCACCTCGTCGACAGCTTTGCGAAAGTTCTCTTCCGGCGAGAACGACTCGTCTATTGCCGGCATATCATCGGATAGCTTCTTGTCCGGAATCTCTTCGATGCGTGCGCCAGCAGCCAGACAAGCGACAAGCTCGGCAACCTCGCGCGTCTTGCTAGTGCATTTCACCCGAACGTAAGCGTTCTCGTAACCGTCAGGCGTCTCCTGCCAATACTCTGCGTCATCTTCGTTCAAGATTTCTACGGTGGAAAACGGTCTTTCATGCGGGTTGACCAGCCTAGTCACTTCAAAGTAGCCATCCTGTTCCACCTCGGCAAGAACGGCGCCTCTAGGCGAAGTAGCACCATTCTGGCTGTCACGGAACGAACGAGATAGGATAGCACCAACATTGAAGAAATGCCCAGCTAGGGTTTTTGGCGCGTGTTGGTGGCCATTGAACGTCAAACAAGGGAATTGATCCGGAGTTACACCAAAATCGCACACCCTCCCGCTGTCCATTATCCCGCCAAACACGTCCAAGTGGGTGAGACACACCTCAGCCTCTTCGGGCACCTTAATACCCTTGATATCGCTCGCCCATGGGATGCAATACAGCCAACCCCACAACAGCATCGGCTTGTCGATGACTTTGTCGACGATCGGGCGCAAAAACTCTAGTATATGGATACGATGTTCTTCGGAGTAAGTGTCATGATTCCCCGTCAAGAAAATCAGCTTGGCGCCAAAGTCGTTGCACACTCTCTTCATATATACGATGAGTTCGGTAGCCAACTTCAACGAGATGGTTTCAACATGACCCGTAGACTCGAACAGGTCACCCAGACAAGCTACGACCTTAGGCCTGTTCTTGCAGATTTGGTCAGTGAGCCAATCGAAAGACCGCTCCACCTGATGGAGGTAGTCAGACAGACCATCGCTGGTCGGTTTACTGAACTCAGCCTTGGGCGTGATGTGGGGGTCAGAGAATATAAACAACCGCTTCATGGTAACTCCACAACTATCAACGGCTTCCCATACAACCTAGCCTTATCTATGACGTCCTTTGTTCCACCGGATCGTTTGTGCCAAAACGCAACAACGACCTGAGCCTCGTTGACGATGGTAGTGTTCCTGAACTTCTCCGGATTAGCTATGTTGCCCGGCACCTCCTCAACGGCGTGCTCCACCACCGGAATGCCCTTGGTTCGCGCAGCATATGCCGCTGTTCTGTCCACGCCATCGGCAGCGCCACTGATCAACTTCTCAGCCTTAACCAGCCAACAACCAACGAACTCGCTCACCAGCCTCAAATCTGGCCACCCACGAGACCCGACTACCGCCACCCTCTTTCCTGCAAACCAGTTTATCATCGCACCAGCCGTTGAAAGGGGACAACCCACGTGTGAAGGTCTTTAAGTATGGAAAAGATATCGAGTTTGGTGAGCAAGCTCTTCACAGCCGACAAGTCTATATCTGGTTTCACCGACAGCTTGTCGTCAAACACCGGCATTAACGGACCCCAGTCCTCCAACGGAAGAAACATCAGCTCATGGTTTCGCCAAACGATTTCCATGTTGTTGGCCACTCGCTGAACGCGTTTGTTACTACTACCGTCGCAAAACTCGAACAGCTCGGTGAACGGATACTCATAAGGCAGACATCCATGGCCTATTTCGAATATCTCCTCTATCGTCTTCTTCCCGACACCAGGAATGCCAGGAATATTGTCGTTGCCTGGGTCACCCGAAACAATGCGGCGAAGCTCGAACTCCTGTTGGTTTCTATCGAAGATCTGCTCGAAGTTGTCTACGTCGACGACTTGCTTCGCTATAGCCCTAACCACCTTGACAATAGCATCATCATTTTCACGAACCAGCTGCAGCATGTCCTTATCGTCAGAGACAACATAAACCGCATGTGCCATTCTTTCTTCGTGCTCGAAGTAGTCGCATAGTGCAGCGATAACGTCGTCAGCTTCCCAACCATCAAATCGCCAAGCATGCACGCCAAGCTTCGGCAACAAGTAAAGAAGACAAGACCGCTGATAGTTGAATTTCTCCTTGAACTCCTTTGTCTTGTCGTCAAGTTCCTCGTAAAGTGGGTCGTCTTTATCGCGATAACGGTTCCCTTTGTAAGGCGGATACTCCTTACGGCGACGCTTCGAGACACCCCCGTCATAGATAACGACGCATTGCTTGGCTCGGAAGGTATGTAGCGCAGCATTAATGCTGCGCAAGGTGCCAAAGAGACCTCCGGTTGGTTTACCCTGGTGACTCTCAAGGTCGGCCGTCTCGGGTACTCGCATATTACGATGGAGTAGATGATTGCCGTCAACGACTAGTGTTCTCATAGCCCTGCCCTGCGTTCGTGTTTTCTCCAACCGGGATCGATAATTCGCACACTCTCGAATAGAAGAACACAACTCGATCAAACGCTTTGTGCCCGATGGCTCTGGCTACTAGTCTAGTAAGGTCGAACTTCCCGCGCCGTTTCCACCCGGGTTGGAGCTTGATCTGTGCCTGCCACCAGAAACAGACCCGACCCCACTTGTGTCTCTTGGGAGTGCCGATGCCCCCCTTCGAGGGGCCTTTGTACCTTCGACAAGGAATAACCGCGCCCCAAGGTCCACGGTCCGAAACAACAGTTCGGACACAAGCTCCTGTGCGAATATTACACACAAAACCGGGGGTACCAAGAGGAAGTCTACGGTGAGCGATGTGATTGTCTTTCTTAGTGAATCTAGTTCCATCAGCTTTATGAGTGCCACAGTTCCCGTCTCCTGGATAGTAAATTGTCGCCGCACCGACTTCTACTCGATATTCACTCGATAAGCTAAGCAAAAACCACAACAACATTCTAGTCATCCTGCGTTGGTGGCCACGAGGCCTCGGCACAGTTGGAAAGGTATTCCAGAAGATCTGGATACTTATCCATCACCTTGGGTAGCTGTTTCATCCAAAACTGGACCTGCTCCCCAGGCTCCGGATAGTCTGGAACAACGACCTGCCCGGCATCCATATTGACGTATCGGGAGTTGTCTAGTAGGTAAACCACAAGCTCGTATCCAGGATGGATGCCAGAATCGTACATTAGAGGCAAGTCGACCGTGTAATTGGGCGCTTGCATCTTGTCCTTTTTGCTCAGCACAGTTACCAAAATCCCACTGTGCGACTCCGGATAGTCCCACCGTTTGTTGCGCCAAATCTTCAACCGCTTAGACGCCCAGAAACGGAGAGCATTACCGCCAGACGCAGCAATCTTACGCGACCCATCACCACCACCTCGACCTTTGCCCTTGTTGATGGTGGTTATCGTCTGGCTGACAAATACCAAAGAGGCATTAGCCTTAGGTAGCAATGGGCTTACCGTACGCAGCATCTGGCGAATCTTGCGAGCTTTATCGGCGATGCCATCCTTGTATAGATCACCTTCCTTCTCGCCCTCCGTTTGGCTGCTACTAATCGTGTCCCAAAAGATGCCAATAGGCATACCCTTCGGAAACTTGCCGGGCATAGTCAACCTGTCCACGGTACGCAACAAAGCCTTAGCACCAAGCTCTACCGTGTCTGCCTGCAAATGGAGATGACGGTCGTTGTCGTGCCCCATTGCCAACGCACGTTCCCGATCCCAGCCTGTTTCTGCATCAAGAAGAACGCTAATTCCACCGCTTTGTTGAAAGCCGACCATCATGTGCTGCGCAACGGTCGACTTACCGACGCTCTCGTCTCCGTAAACCTCCATCACCCGGCCAAGCGGCACGCCACCACCAAGCAACAGGTTAAGAATGAAAGAGGTGGTCGGGATACGAACCTTGCCCGCGTCGGACAGGTTGGGATCGGGGCCAGCAACCGCCACCTCCATTTTGAGGTCTTTGTTGATGGCAACTGCTATATCGCGAATTTCTTGAATGAATGCCACTTACTTCCCCTTTTGCTGCTTGGCGTTGCTGCAGCTCAACTCCTCGTCGCAGAGTAAACACTTCTCCAACTCATGGTTGAACCCAACGGACCCGTCGTTATGGGTCTCAGGGTCATCCAACGCCGCGTGGCAAGCCGGCAAATCGGTCGGTTTCACGTCGCCAATGTCGTCCGCCTTGCTCGCTCGGGCTCTGCGCTCGTGCTTCTCGTCGTCGCTTGGCTTCTTGACGTCGCGGTCTTCTTCGTCCTCGTCACGCCGACGCCTGCGTTCGCTGCGATCATCATCATCCTCGTCACGCCGACGGGTGCGACGCTCGCGACGATCATCGTCATCATCCTCGTCACGCCGACTAGACCTGCGTTCGCTACGGTCATCGTGTTCGTCCTCATGTTTCCTGAGGTAATACCGCTCCATCTGCTTCGCCATGCTGCGAATCTCAGCCAACTTGTCATCGTCGGGTGGGCTGACGATTTTGTCGAGGTCGAAGATTTCGCCCATCCACTTAGCAATCATCTCATCGCTCTCATGCAGAGGTGAGCGATCCGGGTCACGGTCGGGCTTGTAGTCAATGAAGGTCCGCTTTTTGTTCTTACCCTTCCCTCGTTTCTCCTTCCGAGTGATGGTGACGTCGAAACCGCGCTCGATATCCGAGAGGTCGCCAACCTTGCGGTTGTCGAACTGCAAAACGAACCAGTTGCGTACACCGGGGGTATATCGAACGATCTGAGGACCTTTATCCTCCTCGTCACGATCGATGATGTTGGCATAGTAAGCCCACGACGTCTCTTGCCGACCAAGGTTGAGGTTAGGCAACTTCTTCAAGATGCGATCAATAGCATCGCAAATGGGGCACCTGTCGAAGACATCCGGCCACGTCAACAGACAGTCGCGGACCTCGTTATCCGGCTTGATCTGGAAATGTGTGCCGAACTTGCGAAAGAATATCCCCTTGGCGCTGTATGGTGGTAGCAAACGATGGATGTTTTCATCTTTCCATTCGTAACGCTCGATATCGCGAAGTGGGCCTTTCTGATCCTCCTGCTCGCGAACTCGCTCTGCTTCTTCGTGGATCTCGTCCCAATTTACCTCATGAACTATCACTTGGTTTCTCCTATTGTTGATTGTCGACTTCTTCATGTCGGCGAACGTTGACAGAAATGTCGTTTATCTTATCGTTTCTTCGGATCACCATCTGCTCCAGCTTCACCAAGTCGCGAAGCAAAGCATCCGATGCATCCTTTTGATCCTCAGCATCCCTCACTTCTTCACTTATGCCAAGCAATGCCTCCCTATCTTCTTTATTATATTTACGCCCGGTCTCCGCCTTATCGGGCAACGTCAACCGCTCGTTGCCTTTAGCCCGCTCCAAGTTGCGCTTAGCAGCGATAGCATAATCGGTGTATCTACTCACAAGATAGACCATGGCCGCTTCGATGCGCTGCTGCTTCGCCCATCGGTCGTTTTGGTCCTTTGGGCTAGTATCGTCGTCCAAGCTCAGCGCATAAACAATGCGCTTGACTACGACCCGATCCGACTTTTCTAGCTCCTGATTGACTACTAACCGACTAGCCAACAGCCTAAACTCGTCGAACTGGTCTTCGTTCATCGGTTACACCTATCGATATGAAGAGCCACACTTGTCGACAAACGATCAAGCTTGTCCTTGGTCAACGACATCTGCTTTTTCCACTCAGCAAACTGCGTCCTGGTTATCCGATGGTTATTCTGGACGATGCTTGCCAACGTCGCCACTCTCTGGCTTACCGAACGAAACTCGTCAAACAACCTCTTGTCTGCTTCTACTCTCATTAATCTAACAGCCACCCTATCAACAGAGCAAACCCTACTGCTGCTAGTATCCATCCCATGCCACTCACGGCCACACCTCATAGTCGTCCCCCTCCCAAGCGTAGCCTTGAACACCGCCACGCCACTGCACCACAAACCAGCCTGGCAGCCCGCCTTTGTCGGGACCCAGCACCTCGCCTACCGCCCCACTGCTGGTGCGGATCCACGCCCCCATCCTCATCGGACCGGCACCTCCCGCTCTCGCACCACGAACCCCGCCAGCCCGGTCACAACAGCCGCATTCTTTACTCCGACCAAGCGACAAAGCCACGACCTCATGCAGCTCATTCGCAGTTACTCCGCTCGGGAAAACGCCAGACAGACTTGATGGTTGACGTGTTGTTTCCCTCGTCGTCCTCTTCATCTTCCCTCTCAATCTCCACGATCTTCGGTCTGGGTATCCACTTGAGTACCACAGCCTTGAACTTGGCAAAATGTTCTGGCTTACCGGAGATAGACACCAGCCCATTACCTAGCAGCTTCATCTTAAGTGTCTCGCCCCAGCTAACACCAACGTCGAAGTCCACTGCCAACGGTACCCTAAGCCAATCCAGATTTTCGGATGGCCAGTCCTCCATGATTTCCTTGAGCACCAAGGCATAAGCCAACAGCTCTCCGGGATAAATAGAACTACAAATGGAGTCATGAATTGTCGCCCAAATGCTCGACTTGAAGTCGTCTGCTTCTATCCGCTCCGTGGCCATGGTCAACGCGTTGGTGCAGATGTCTCCTGCGGTCATCTGTATGGGGTTGTTTATACCGCGTCGGCGGAGATCATCCTTATCGTATTTCTTCTTGTCTAGTATGCGTCGAAAGCCCCACTCGCTCCATACCTCGCCATCTTGCTGAGCCTGCTTCTCCTGCTGTTTATGATAGCGCCGGACAGACGGAAATGTGTCTAGATACTTCTTGATGATCTTCTGGGCTTTCGCCTTGGAAATGCCCAGCTGACCAGCCACAGCTGCAGCACCACGACCACCGATCGCAACGCCGAGGGATACCGCTTTGTGTGAGCTTCGCTCAACGCTCGTTACGCTCTTCTCGTCTTTACCTTGGCAAAGAGCCGTCACCAAGGTATGGATATCTCGGCCCTCCCGAAAGGCCTTTATCATCTCCTCGTCGCCACAGTAGTTAGCCAAAACACGCAATTCCTGCTGCGACCAGTCAGCAATCAAGATTAACCCAAGATCGTGTAACGGGATTACACACTCCTTGGTTACGGAGCCTCGGGTGATCCCATGCCAAGGTGGTACGCCTTTGCAGTTGTATCGCCCCGTATCCGTCGTCCTGATGCCGAACTGTGCATGCGCTACGTCCTCAAGGTCAGCATATTTGGGTATCGGCTTGAGAAAGCTGCTGTTCAGCTTCGCGGCTGCGTTATACCGCTGAAGCTCCTTGATTGCCTTTACCTTCTCATCTATCTCGATCTTGGTTGAGTCTCGTTTAGCTTTATCCAGTTTGTCATAAAGACTAACCAAAATATCGTTCAAGACGTCTTTGTCCGCAGATGGGGCACCTGCGTCTGTTGTTCTGATCACTGGGCACTTGAGGATATCGAACAACCACACACGTTTGTTGCGCGGCGAAGACAGCTTTATCTCCTTCGGCACTTTCTTCACCTCTGGCATGTCTTCTAGCTTGCGCCGCACCTGATCTTCGTAGCTCTGGTCAAACCACTGTTGGACTTCGTCCATGGTCTGCTGCATTTCTTGGTATGCCTGCTCAAACCGACGAAGGTCGAGCTTTATTCCTCTTCGCTCCATCTCCACAGTGGGCAAAATAGCAGGCACCGTGACTCGTTCGTGTGGGTCTAACAGCCCCTCTTCGTCCAGCAAATCGGTCAGCTTTTCGTGTAATCGGCCAGTACTGTCAGCATCAGCACAGCAATACCTATGCACGAGGAACAAGTCTAAGTCGCCCATGTGGCGTTCGCGATAAATCACTTTATCAGCATCGACCTCGATCGCCCACGGGTTGTGCTTCTTGTCGGTCAGCCGACTTAGATTGTCAGTCAAGTCTAAGGTAAGCTGTTCATATTGGCCTTCGATGGGCAACCACGGAGGCAAATCCAGAAGCGCCTGCTCCATTTCATCTTTGTGGCTGACCATACCGAGGTATCGCGTAGCCAACGTCTCCAAATTCTTCTCACCCATGTCGTTGTAAAGCGACCAATGAGCAAGATAGGTATCGCCTGCTACCTTTTTGGGGAAAATGCCTACTCGGTTAAGCCAATGGATATCGAACTTGAGGTTATGCCCTACCAACGGCACTGTCGCCAGCAAGTCGTTGGTCATATGTATAATCGCCCGTAAGCTAATCGTATCCTTCCAAAACGGCGACTCCGGATGGTTGAACGGCACAGTGTACCCACGCCCAGGTCTATCGGAAAGCGAAAACAAGAGCAGTTCGCCGTAGGGAAGCAAGAAGCTGTGCAGCCCAGTGGTCTCAGTATCGAGCGCCACAAAGTCGATATGCCCTTCGCGATAAGCTCGTTTGATCTTGGTGTAGACCTTTTTGATCTTCTCCAATGAGTCGAGCAGAACGTATTTGTCCCAAGGTACCTGGTCCTCGCCAGTTATCTTCTTCGTCAGATATGATAAATCCTCGAGGATATACTGCCTGGCTTCCTCGCCACCTCCGCGCAGAACGTATGACGGATGAAAAGTCGGCCAGACAGTAAACTCCTCGCATTTGAACTTCGGAAAGCCATGCTTCTCCCCTCTCTCAATGGCTTTCCTGCGTTGCAGCTGAGTATGCGTGTCCTTAGGCAACAGACCCATCTGATCCGTAGACTTCAGCCACTTAAGGAGCTTGCCAAATCTGAAGTCTATCGATGGAAACTCGGATACCCAACGCTTACGGCGAACGCCGCTTATCGCCTTGGCATCGGGGATGAAAAACTTCGCAGAAGTATAACCTAACGGCACGATGAACACCGGTCGCAACCTCAACACTTCCGCTTCGATATACGGCCGGCAAGCTTCTATTTCTTCTGGTTCGGGTGGGCGTACTCCTTTCCTCCGGTTCTTCGGATTCCGCAACGGCACGCACCTAACGACGTTGGTCCAACGACACCACTCCTCATCCACGCCAGCTTGTTTCATCAAGCTCTTCAGCTCACGCCAAGCTTCGCCAACAAAAGCCTTGCCTTGTTCGTCCTCATCCCGTCCTGGCGCTTCGCCGACGAACAAGACGATTGGCTTTTCGGCACCTCGCGCGTTGACCTTCACCGTTGTCGCCGACTTGTGCAGCCGGCAGCGCGTACAGTCACCCATTTTACTCGCTCGGCACGTCTAGTGCTTCGTCCAATAACTTCTCTGCCCCTTCCTCAAACTCGACGCGAGCTTGGCAGTCAGCCCACTTGACGATGGTCACGTTCTTGTTGCCCAGACGGAATACGGTACCGATGTACCTAGCAATGAGCCAGTACTCACCGGGCTCACACTGCGGTTTGGTTTCGGGTCGGTTGGGCAAACCTGGCCCAACTTCGATGATCTTGGCTAGGTTGCTTTCTTGCCGATCCTCGTGGAACGGCATGATTACACCGGCCGGTGTTCTGGTTGAGTCAACCCGTTGTACCAACACAAGATCGTGGTGCACATGTACTTTCTTTACGCTGTAGATCATTTTCTTGTCCTTTGCTGTTTCTTGTGGTCAGGGTTGTATCGGCGAATAGTTATGTCCAGCCCGAACTCTCCGCTGTCGTTCTCCCAAGGAAACGCATGGATAACGGAATCAGTAAGATCCAGTTGAGCTGGCACACGTGCCTTCGTGAAATAATAACGATCACCGTTGGCGTTTTCTGCGCCGACTAGGCCAATACGGATCTTTTCCATACCCACTACGGCCTCTTCTGAATCGTTTGGCATTACCTTGTCCTTGCCCCCGCAAGGTGAAAATCACCCGGTTGCGTAGGCTGAATGGCAGCGCTTCTTTCCTTCGCTGCTCGAAGTCAGTGCAAGAGTCGGGGTCCTCGTCATAGTCGAACTCGACCAACGACACCGAACACCGACGCTCGGTTAATGCTTGAGCCAACGCCACAGCATCTTTCCGCGCATCACCATCCAGAGCGACCACATACTTATCGAACTTAGCCCTAACCAACATAGAAATTTGAGCGTCAGAAATGTTCTTCCCGTACGTGCCTACTGCGTCGTCACCCACAGCAATCGCAGAGAATACCCCCTCTGTGATCACCACTTCCGTATAGGCAATAGCCGCAGACAGATGAAATACCTGAGTCCGGGCGTTCGTGCCTTCCGGGTTTTTATACCTGAGCTTGTGGCCGCGATATGTGCGGGCTACCCAATAGCAGCAGTCGCCATAGTCGTCAAAGTCAGGAATAACTACCCGTCCTTCCCCCGCATAGTATTTCCTCTCCTCTTTAGTCATTTCGGCCAAATCTTCAGTACCGAACCCAATCCGATAGCGTTCGATGATTCGCCAGCTGAGCCCACGCTTCGCCAAGTACTGATAAGCCTCACTGCCTTCGATGACTTCCATGTAGTCCTTTGGCAGCTCGACAGGCACAGCATACCTAGGCATGAACCGACGGAAGCCTTTTATTTCCTTGACAAACTCGCTCCATCGAGCCGCTGTGTATCGATGGTCCTCTACGCCTTGACCACAAAGCAACCGCTTAACCGGACCGCTAGCCTTGCATCGCATGCAGTGGTACCAACCAACGACACCATCGATCACCAAGCTAGGATTAATATACAACCGATATTTTTGGTCCTGCTTGCCCACACGTGTTGAGCAAAACGGGCATTTGAAGCGTAGCTCGCCTTTGCCCGTAGTCTTAAAGTCGCCCAGTATTCGAGCGAACGGGTTTATCTGAACAAACGCCATCAATAAATCGGGTTACACGCTCTACCGCGAGCCAACAACGACCGAAGGGCCTTGTTCGCCAAAGCTTTGGGCGTCATCCTGTAGTCCTCGCTGGCGCTGAACTCCTTCTTGAACGTGCCCCATTTAGCTACCACTCGACGAACCAACACGTATCGTGGCAATTTCCTCAGCTTACGAAGCTTGGCGCCCAACGCCGCTTCCTCCCTAGCTCTCTGCTCCCAATACTCGCGCCGTCTCTGTTCCTCTTCGGTCTCTTCCCGCTTATCCATAAGTGATCCTTTTGAACTCGCCCCATGTCAGCGGGTATACACCAACAGTAGTCTTCCTGTTGACAAGAACACCTAGTTGGGTCACCCTAGCTCCGTTAGGCGCATGCGCACCACCAATGTGCAAAGACTGACCGTATTCCTTGATGTCTTCGTCGTCGGCCACCACATATTCTTCGCCTTGCCTTACTGCCAACCTAATGGCCTTACCTAATCTAGTGTCCTCCGGAAATATCATGCCCACACCCGACGGTCGATGATCGCATTCGGCCCGAACTCCTTAGAGACCAGACTGACTGGAACACCGGTCTGTTCCTCGATGCGCTTGATCAGGTGCTTGGCGGTGGAGTCCAACTCATCAAAACTCGTTGCTGCCCGGTTTTTGATATTCAGGTAGTCGACAAACGTCAAGGCAATGTCGGTGGGGGCATTAAGGTGACAACTTTGCCTGAGCAAACCCCAGTCGAACTCGCCAATGCGTCGCTTGCGCTTGGTCGTAGAGGTGGTTTCCGTTTTCTGAAGCTCAGCAAGGTCAATGCCTGCACGCTCATGAATTTCCTCGATAGTGATCTCCTTGAACATTGGCCCACTGGTTCCTCCTTGAGGAGACTGCACACGAATAGGATAGGTACGGCAGATCATCATCACGCGGTTGACTCTCGACGGAGGAACACCGGCCTCGGACAATAACCCGCTGATGGAACAGTCACGGCTAGTGCAGTAAGGAAAAGGGCCATGGTGAAGACTGAGCCCAGTACCCTGAGTACCTTCGACGAGCACGCGACGACCCTCGGCGTAAGCCGACTCCAGCACCGACATCGTAGGCGTGATGTACTTCTTTAGATCGTCGTGATTACCGGCCAACACCGTGTCCAACCCACGAAGTACCTTTCGCGCCGTTGCCTGGCCAACACCTTGCCCAGTCGACCCTATCTCGCCCACAAGCCCGCGTGCCTCCTTCTCCTTGTCCTCGTCGCTGATGATCATGGCGTTCGGGTCGATGAACAGCCTATCCGGACCAAGACCACACTCCTTGATCTCGTCGAGCAGACGGGGTACGTACATCACTGCGCCGGGTGCCAACACGATCTTGGCCTTGGTACAACGAGTACCGGAGGGTAGATGGTGAAAAACGTAAACACCCTCGGGTTCCCAGACGGAATGGCCGGCATTTGGTCCGCCACTGCGGATAAGGACATCGTATTCCTTGGCGACATAGGCAGCCACATTGCCTTTGCCTTCGCTACCATACTGACCGCCCAGCAACACGTCCACCGAACGATGCTCGCTTGGAGCCTCACCCATGATGATCAACGCGCGCCCAAAGGTCTGGCCAGGAGAAGACCAACCCGTGTCGATCACGCCATCCGACAGATCGGCGAGCTTGTTGACCGCCTGCTCAACCGGGCAACGCTTGGCGCTATCATAGTCGGTGTCGATCACATTGAAGTTGTTGCGTACCTTGAACCGTTCGCGAAGCATCCGGTCAGGAGCAATCAGATGAATATGCGTTACCAACGCAAAACGCTCACGAATGGCACGCACCTGCTCGGGAGTACGCACGGCGTCGATCACGAAACCGATACCACATCCCTCCACGTCGGCCTCCATTTCCTCCACGATCCATCGGCCATTCGTATCTCCATCCAAGCTACGGCCTAGCTCCTGCAGCAGCTCACGATTCTGGTTAGCGCCGAGTCGCTTGCGGATAGCCTCCCTGGTCTTGAAGTGCCGCATGCCAAACCTACGAGCCAAGTTCTCGGCAAGATGCGACTTGCCAGACGCGATAGCGCCAGTAATCAACACCACTCTATTGGACAGCATTTAGTCCTCCTCTTCATCTCGTTCTTGTTCAATTTCCTCTGCTGTAAGCTGGCGAACGTAGCAAGCTCCCAGGTCCGTAAACAGCGGAACGACGTATTTGCTCCGCCCACGACGCACCTTATCAACCCACATACGCGCTCTGCTGTTGATGTGTTCCTCGTTTGTTTGATTGAAGCTGACGATGCCGTCGGCCTTTGCTGCTTTTAACCAACTATCAGCAATATTATCCATGGTAATTACGTCTGTGTCCTTGTCTGGTCGCCACCGCCTTACTTGCGAAGCTACCCAAACAAGCACATCGAAGTCAGCAGCAATGGCGCCAAGCTCGCTATACACCCGGCCCATGTTTAGGTACATGTTGTCGTGGTTGTACGGCCTAAACTCGTCTGGATAGTCAACAATGAGCATCGCCGGCCGCACACCATCAACCGCAATTAGCCTTTCCAGATAAGCCCTGACGCCTATTGGGTTGATCGAATATGACGAGTAGTACTTGATGCGTAGGTACCGCTCAAGAAGACGATCTAACTTGGCTGCCTTGCGAAGGTACTCCTCCGAACCATCGGTTACGTCGTCTATCGACAGAAGCGACAACCGCGCACCGTACCTAGCACTGACGTCCAGTTCGTCAAGATCACCAATGGTTATATGGACGACCGGTAAGGCCTCAGTGGCAATGCATACCGCACCAAAGTTGGTGAGCAACTGGGACTTACCGATACCAGGCATACCCATCACTATCCACACCTCACCCCTACCTGGCCCACCACGCAACCCACGGTCGAACATCGGGAAGTTGGTCGGTATCTTGCCCCGGTTATAAACCGACTCCCTTGCCATCGAAGGAAGATCATAGAAGCTACCGAACAGCTGAGTGCCAAGTTGGTTCGCGTTTGACCCAACAGCGGCAGCGTCGCTGATCAGTCTGGTAACTTTGTCGAACTCGTCATCGTCTTCTATTAGGTCCGTAGCCTCAATAATGGCCACGCGCATGGCCTGGCGCTTACCAAACCGGATCACCCTTTCGCTGATCGCGTCTCGGTCTAGCAAGTTCACTCGGTAAAGATCAGCAATCTCGGAGAGTATGTCGTCTATTTCCTCCTTCGGCACCTTGTATGAAGTCGCGAACTCCTTTATTTCCTCGACCAACGTCGCATGGCTAGGCACTTGCCCGTGCCGTTCCACCAAATCCAAACAAACACGAGTGGCAGTTGAGAGATACGGATAGTCAAAATAGCGCGGATCTATAACATCCTGGTAGTCACGCAGAAAAGTGACGTCACGCAGGCATAAGGCGGCTATTCGGCGCTGGAACGCCTCGGTGTATCGATATGTCTCCTGCCGACTCACCGCCACCCAACCGAATACACCGGAAACGGGATACGAATATCGATAAAGTTCCTGGGGTCGTTCTGGCCGGGACTAACTCCTCTTTCGTCGGCTGCGTCCTTCAGTCGCTGGTTATGCTCGTCGAGCGCTGCGACCAGATTTCGCACCTTAGATCTGGCCTTAGCCAATGGCACACCAGACTCAGTGATGAACTCCCTGACTTCCTGGACCAACTTCTCCAAGGTGGGGTCGATCTCCTGCAACGACTTTCCCTCGCCATAATGTTCAGCATAGGCTTGTGCGCCGCGTATCTCGATCTCTTCCAAATGTTCCATTCTAGCATCCACCATAACCAACAACTGACGAAGGAAAGGAAAGTCAAAATCCGTATATGTGATCATTTGAGAAGTCCCTTCACTTGCTGCCTAGTTTGGCCTGTTGTAGCCGTAAACTCGTGCATCTGGTCCTTCTTTCGCCGACCAGCAACCCACGCCAGCTCAGTTAACGCGTTCTTCGCCCACATCTTCGTTGCTTGGTTGTGCAGTTGCTTCACACACTCGGCTGGGTCATCACCTTTTTCCAGCTCAGCCGTCAACGTCACCGAAGGTTTTATCGTTTCGTACTTCGCCACGGCTATAGCCTGGCTAATCGTCACCGATACTTGGGTTATCTTCACAATCCTCATCCTTTCTGTGTTTCAGAAGACTGTCCACTGCTGAGAGCGTTTTCTGGTCAGTAACTACCCCAGCCACACAATTGGCGCAGAACACATGTTTATCTCCGGCCAACGACCTACGACACTTACGGCAAGCTCGCGCCTGTTTAACGCCGAATTTACCGCCCATCATCATACTAATCGCAGCGCTTATGAATTCTGACCGACCACGAAAGTCATGGTGGTTAGCTATGTAGCTATCCATAGCGTTTAGTTGGTCTTCGGGCAAACAAATATTAACTCGCTTGGTGGGTTCGTTATAGAATAGCGACCGTTTAAGCCCACCTCTAGTCTTCATTTTCCCTCTTCCTTTATGTCTAGCTTGACGTGCCGCCCACGAGTCATGGCCACGAACATCTTATGCAAGGCGCCGACCGTGGCGCCTCCTTTGCCAATGATCTTGCCATGGTCAGATTTATTCGCTATTATCGTAAACCGCAAACAGTCCGGGTCTTCTACCTCTCTCACCTCCAAGTCTTCAGGATGATCGACTACCTGGACTAAAACATCTTCCAACAACTCCTCATACGCCGTCACCTTTTGGTATGGCAAATCTGTAGTCATTTCTTCTTGCTCTTCTTCTTCTTGTAGAACAAACTACGATCCAAAGTCAACTCGATACCCATCATCTCCTGCATATGGTCAAGCGACTCCGCAAACGTAAACTCCTCTACGCCGTACGTCCACATCCGCGTTTTGCTGTGATTCTCCAAGAACACGTGGTTGTCGTCGTAGAAGTCGAATATAAATACTCGGTTATCTCCTTCCTTGGGCCGCATGCCTCGGCCAGCACGCTGGATAGTGCGGCGATACTTCTTCATCGCCGTAGCCATGATGAGCACATTGACGGTAGGTACGTCAAAGCCCTCATCAAGTACAGTAGTGGCGAGCATTACCGCTTGGTCGCGCTTGTTTATGTAAGCCGCAACGTCGTCCACTGACCACTTGTGTCGCTTTATAACACCCGATGCCTTCCAGATAGACACCTGCTTGTTGCCTTGGACCAAAGCACACTCAATACCTTGCCTCTCGGAAAGCTCGGCCGCAATGCGCTCACCATGCTTGACATGGCCAACAAAGATCATCACCCGGTTGCCGCCTTGGTAGCTGCTCTTCGCCAAGGAGACGATCAGCGAATTTCGTTTTTTATTGCCGACGATCCCCGCCTTGTACACCGAGTTCCACGACCAAGTGGGTATTGACCCAGAATGTGGCCGGGTAACGCAAACCACTGGTTGAGCCAAATAGCCTTGATCGCGTAACGCCTTGGACGAAATATTGTAGATGATAGGACCAGTCAGTCCCTGCAACACGAGGTCGTCATAGCAGTATTCTTGTGGGTTCTCAAACGCGGTAGCAGTAAAGGCCAAACGACGAGGTGCGCGCAAACGCTCACAGATATACGTCCATCTGGCAGCTCTGGCGTGGTGTGCCTCGTCAAGCATAATCATGTCTGTGCGTTCCAAGTCCGTCGACTCTTCCCTTAGTCGTTTGTACGCAGAGTCAACAACGCAGACATAGACCTTGGCGCCAGGCTTGTATTTGTGCCCATAGCCTACAACGCAAACATCGGGTATTCCCCACTCTTTGAACTTACTGCCGGTCTGTTCGGTAATGAACCCTTGCGGACAAAGGTATAGCACCACCTTAGCCAAGTTGCGCTCAAACATATGCATTATCGTGGCGGCAGCGATGTTGGTTTTGCCAGAACCAGTAGGCGCCTGAACGATGCCACGACCCCAATATACAGCTTTACGTACGGCCGAGACTTGGTAGTCGCGCAGGATACAACCATTCAGCGCAAACTCGTCGACATCGGGTAGCTTGTCCAGCTTTACATTAGCGACGTCCTCAACAATACGCACGTCCATGCCGCACTGCTCAAGAAACGGAATAAGCCCGGTATAGAAACAGTCCTTAACTAAAAGGCTGCCTTCCTCGAACTCGTCGAGCAAACCTAGCAATTGGTCCCTTTCCTCTTTGGCCAGGTTCGTAGCGATGGTAAAGACAATGTCGCGTTTAATAATCATCGGTTAAAATCTTGAATCATCATTCTTCCGTATCGGGGCCCAAGGTATCCCAACAACTAGTCAGCCCGCTGTCGACAACCTCCTCAGCTTCGTACGATGCGCCGTGAAGATAATGCTGCCGGCCTTCGCCACAGATTATACAATCCGGGCTGTCAGAAGACTGCTCGACAAAATCGTGCGGCAAACCGTCGTGTAGCCTTTCTACAAACCCACCAGCGTCGTATATTCTATCACGAATCAGGATGTCTGGAGCCCGGCTCATCCAGAACACACAACCTGGCGTATGGCACTCACCACCATCTCCGCGAAGGCAAGCATCACAAATAATCACCACTGCCCTATTTAGCATCGTTCAACCATCCCCAATTATAGATATGAAACCGACCATCGAAATAAAGGTCGCTCGGCACCAACGGAAAAAACCACCGACCACCCAAGCAACGAGCTTGTTGGTGCACCACCAACGCCTGTCGCTGAATCTTGAACAGAAGTGGCCGGTTGTCCTCCACCGTGTCTTGTATCTCGTTGATCTGGGTTATCGACGACACGTCACGCAAACAGTCAAGCGCTCGCGTGTACAAACCTAATGCCTGCTCCTCGATCAACTCGCGATCGGCTTTCCTTTTAATTTCCTCCCACTCACTGAAGAGATAATGAGCATCCCGACCTCGAAGCACCTGATCGAGATACACCAACACCTTGCACGCATGAGTAAGAGACAGGATCGAATACGAAGTGAACCAATGCCGCTTGAGATAAGTAATGATATAAAAGATGGGCGGCGTTAACGCGATCAGCGGAAAGGTAAAGGTACAGATATTGACCAGCCGCTGCTCGCAAATGTTATGCGTCAACAACGGCGAGTTACCGCCGTACCACTCAGTTCGATAACTAACTGAGTAGCCAGCCCAATAATTGTTGAGGAAAGAAACCGGCAGATCAGGGAGATCTACCTCGGGCAACGGAGGAAAATCTAACGAGGGAGGTTCTTCTTCTTCCTCCTCGCCAATTTGTCGCCCGTATTCGTCAGGATCGAAGAGCTGGAGGGAGGCAATCTCCAGCTGCTGTTGGTAAGGCAGACGCCGAAACTCCTCTGTCCCAACAGCAGGTAGTGTCGCCACAACAGCCCCTCAGCAAAACCAGCGATTTAGCGCTTCAGCAATTAGCTGTGATCTCGACCAAGGGACGAGTTATACCACAGCTCGATTGGGGCTGTCAAGTATTTGCGTCAGGCAGACTGTCGCAGAATGCCTCCACCTCCGGAAGAAGAACTGCCAGGTCTGGCATGTCGGTAGGCTTGAAGTTGGCGCCTCGGCGCCATTCGGACTTTCCGTTGACCTTCACCTTGCGGAAGAAGACAATATCGTAGAAGGTCTTTCTGGCGTACTTATTCTTGTAAACGACGACGGAGATGTACCCCTCGCGAAACATCCGGACCATCTTGCTGTACAACTTCTTGCCCGGGTCAGCAGATTCCGCATCTTGCTGCTGGCGAGGTTTGTATGCCATCACTTTCGCCGTTTCTGCTGTTGCTTGATCTTCCGCAAGACAGTTTTGGCGGAGAGGTGCTTGCGTTTAGCTCTACGTACGTCGGCCGCTGAAACCTGATCGATGCGAAGCTCGCAGTAGCAGTTGCCACGGCACCTGGTCTGGCCGGCTTTCGGCGTAGTAGGGAGGGTGTCAGGTGTGTAAGGGTTGTAACGAGCAATCAGCTTGCAGTCGTCGCAAGGAGCATCGCTTTGCAATACCCAAGTGATCACCACATTAGGCCCAACAGTGAGCACACGAGCAGATTCGTAAACAGATCGCATGGCGGCAGCATACAAACCCGCCCGATATTTCAACTGCTTATCGCTCTGAGTCTTCGCTTGGCGCAAGAACTTTTTGAAATATCCGAATTCCTCGTTGAAGTACGAAGCTACCCACTTGTTCTCATTCTTGTCGAGGTCGTAAAGCTGGCCTGTCGCCTTGACCAAACCGACTGACTTCATCCCAAGCTGAAATGCTCGTTTTACTGTTTCCTTGAACGCTATCGACGCACGAGCTTGCGCACGTCGGAGCGAGATATCGCCTGCTTTGACCTTGTTGAGCTGAGTAAGCAGATGTTTGTAGAGCGACTCGACCTCTTTATCCAACGCTTTAGAGGCAGCGCGAGCGTGGCCGCGCTGCGAAGCTTTGAATCGCCGCTGCTTCTGGAGATCACGGATGGTCTGTTGTTTCGTGCTTGTTGGCCCAGCTGCTGTGGCTACAGCTTTCGACTCGGCCAACCGGCGAAGCTCGGCCAACACGTGAGGCACAATCGTATCGCTAACGCCAAAGACAGCACAGCGCTCGCGAACAACCTCCTCAAGCCTTGGGGTTTCGGCGTTCATGGCTAAATAAGGTATTTAGCATCACAAGGTTGACAACGAAAACCCAACCTGTCACAATTTAAGAAACGGAGGGAGCAGATGATAGAAGACATGAAGATCAATGTAAGCGGCAACAAAGTCACGGTTACCGGACGTTCTTTCCGGCGAACCAAAGGCGGAGGGAAACAGCCGATATCACCGGCATTTCGAATGTTGTTCGTCAAACACGAAGATAGTATAACGGTAACCGAAACGGGGATATTAGACCGAGACGCCCGACAAGTAACTGACACCTTACGCGCAATGGGCATTATCTAGTTGGTATCACCGAGGCTCATTGCGCCAACGACACGCTTGATAGCTTCGTCTATCTCTACCAAGCTAACACCGTTGCCCCCGTCCTCTTCGCTTTCCTTAG